AGATTCACCCTTTCCCAAATAGGTGTTGGTATTACCGAAAAAGATTTTTATTATAAATCAGCACAATATATTAAATTCAATTCTGTTGGTGTTGGTACTCATATTTTTAACTACCCAGAGATAAAAGTAGAAGTTATTGGTGATGTAGGAGTAGGAGGAACAATATCCAAAGATGTCTTTAAGTGTAAAGTTAATCCGAAATTTACTGGAAGAATATCTTCTATTTACTTGAATGATAAAGGAACTAATTATGGGTCTTCTGATATTTTAAATTTTAATAGAATTCCAGAGATTTCTTTAGATTCTGGTTCTGGTGCTATATTAAGTCCGGTTGTAAGTGATGGAAGAATAGTAGATGTATCTATTATTTCTTCGGGACAAAATTATAATTCTACTCCAACGATTTCAATAATTGGAGATGGAATTGGTGCAGTACTAAATCCAATTACAGTTAATGGCAGTATAACTTCAGTTAAAGTCATTGAAAGTGGGATTGGATATAGTCAAAACAGAACTCAACTAATAGTAAATTCTAATGGAAGTGGTGTAAGTTTATATCCAAATATTCAAACTTGGACTATTAATTTGGTGGAAAGATTTTTAGAATCTTTTATCCAATTGGATGATGGGGTTTTATTTAACTCAATTTCAAGTCAAGAACAATTACAATATGGACATTTATATTATCCAAGAAAATTAAAAGAAATATTAAATGATAATTTAGATCCTCTCAACACCTCACATTCCCCATTAATAGGATGGGCATATGATGGGAATCCAATATATGGTCCATATGGATATGCAAATAGAGATGGAAGTGGAGGTATAGTTCAGTTAAATTCGGGTTATTCATTAAAAACTTCACAAGTATCAAATAGACCTAATTTTTCATTAGGATTTTTTATAGAAGATTATGAATATAAAAATAAAAATAATGATACTTATCTAGATGAATATAATGGAAGATTTTGTGTAACTCCAGAGTTTCCTTCTGGAGTGTATGCTTATTTTTCTACAATAGATTTAACCCCATCCAGTAGTTTTGCCGGGTATAAAAAACCAAGATTCCCATACTTCATAGGAAATTTTTATAGATCAAAACCAAATGGATTCAACTTTGTTTCATCTTCAAATCAAGAAAAAATTAATTTAAATGAATTAGGATGTTTGAGAAATACTAATTCGTATGGATTAACTGATGAAAATATAAGTTATAATTATTTAAATACAGAAGATTATAGAATAGAATCCTCTGAAGTTAAGTCAATTTCTCCAGGATATATTGAAAATATACAAATAGTAAATCCTGGGGAAGATTATAACGTTGGAGATAATGTCATATTTGATAATACCGGAACATCTGGTTATGGTGCTATAGCAAAAGTTTCTAAAGTTGTTGGTAAAGAAATACAACATGTAAGTGCATCTACGACTAGTGTTAATAATGTTGAATTTTATCCAGATTTTAAATATAATTCATTTGTTGGAATTTGTGAGAATCCTCATGAATTTAAAAATGAAGAAATAGTATCAATATCTGGATTAAGTACTTCTACGTACACTTTTGATAGTTTACAGCAGATCAATGTCTCTAATAATTCTGTATTATTGAAAGAAAATGTCGGCAATGTTTCTTCAACTGGAATAGTAACATATTTTTCAATATATGGTAATGTTGATATTTTTACTCCAAATGATATTTTGGGTATAGGAACAGAAAAAGTTAAAGTATTAAATGCCGATAGTCTATCTTCTAGAATTAGAGTTTTAAGAACAGTGTATGGAACTGTGGGTTCTGCTCATTCGGAATTCGATTTGGTTCAAGAATATTCAAGAAGAATAATCTTCAAAAATACATATTCCCCTAAGTTTGAGTATAAATTAAATACAGAATTTTATTTTGACCCCAAAGAATCATTGGGACTGGGAGTTGGTGTTGGATATACTTTAAGTTTTTCAAATCCAGGGAGTGGAATAACATCTCGTTTTATCCCAAGTAAAACAATTTATTTACCAAATCATAAATTAAATACTGGAGACGAATTAATTTATTCCCCCAATGGAGGTTCTTCTATACAAGTATCAATAAATGGAATCTCTAGTGTTTCGTTGTCAAATTATTCTAAAGTTTTCGTAGCAAAGATTTCGGAAGATCTCATAGGAATTGCAACTGTAAAGGTGGGCATTGGTAGTACTGGAGGTTTTGCTGGTATTACTAGCCAAACTAAAAATTCAACAACTTTATATCTTTCGGGAATAGGAACAGCAACTTATCATAGCTTTAAAACAAATTATGATAAGATATATGGACAAGTATCAAAAAATATAATTACAGTATCCACTGGAAGTACTCATGGGTTAAAAACGGGGGATTTGGTTTCAATAAATGTTAATCCTAAAAATTCAAATACTATAATTATAAAATACAATGACAAAAAAAGAAGATTAATTGTAAACCCAAAAAGTTTTGTATCTTCAGGAATCAATACAATAAATGGAACTATTTCAATTAGTAATCACAATTTTGTAACCGGACAAAAAATAATATACAATACTGATCTCTCCACACAAACTTTAAAAGATAATGAAATTTATTATGTTTTTTCAGTGGATAAAGATACTATAAAATTATCAGATTCCTATTACAATTCAATCTCAACAAATCCTAAAACATTAGAAATAACTTCTCAATCTAATGGATCTATTTCATTAATTAATCCAGAAATAAGACTATATAAAGAATCTGAAGTTATATTTGACTTGTCAGACTCTACCTTATCATATACTTCAAATAATAATTTATATTCTGCATTTAAATTTGAACTCTATACTGATCCATATTTTAAAAATAGTTTTGATATAGTCAATTCCCAAGAAGAGTTAATCATAAATCAACAAGGATCTGTTGGTATTAGTAGTGATGCAAAGATTACATTAAGTGTAAAAGAAGACTTTCCTGAAAAATTATATTATAGACTAGTTCCTACCTTTAGTGATGGAATTTCTTATCCAAAAGTAAAGGAAGAACTTATAATTGATAATGTATTAGTATCTTCAAATAATACATTATCAATATTAAAAAGTGAATATTCTGGAGATTACCCGATTTTTGTTGGGGTTAATTCTACTTCAACATTTGAATATATTTTACCAAATACTCCCGAAGTTGTTTCTTATTCGTCAACAATTTCATCCTTAATTTATAATACAAGTTCCGAAGATGCATTTGGTCCAATTTCTGAAATAAAAATAACAAGTCCAGGGAGAAATTACTTATCTCTACCAAAAATAACAAAAATAAACTCCAATATTGGAAAAGATGCTTTATTGGATTGCTTTAGTGAATCTATTGGAATAATAAAAAGTACTAAAATCAATAATATAGGATTTGATTTCTCTTCCGATTACACATTATTGCCTAGTAATTATCCAATATTGGTTTTAAAATTAGAATCTTTATATTCAATAGATAAGATAACAGTTTCTTCGTTTGGAATAAATTATATTACTCCACCAAAATTAATAGTAGTTGATGAAAAAACTAAAGAACCAATAACAGACTTAGATTTAGAGTTTTCTTTAAGTGATACTAATGTAAAAATACTGAAAAATACTTCAAATTTAAGTGGTCTGACACCAAAAATAATTCCAACCAAAAATAATAATGGATTTAGAATAATCAATGTAATATTTAATTCTATTACTAAAATAGTTACTGTTACATTTACATACAATGGAGATTTTCCATTTGTAGAAGGTGATAATGTAATAATTGAAAATGTGAAGGTATTAAATAATGAAGATAAGGGGTATAATTCTGAAAATTATAGTTATGCACTATTCTCTGTATTAAATACAACAGATGATCCAGGGCTAAGTCAAGGAACAATAACATATAGTTTAAATGATTATTTAAATTCTGATGAAGATCCTGGCGATTTTGACCCTTCAAGTCTCCTTGGAAGAGTAATTCCAGAAAAATACTTCCCATCATTCAATATATCATTAAAGGTTGGACAATATTTGATAGGAGAAAGAATCAAGACAGAATTCTCTAAAGAGTCTGAAGGATATATATCAAATTGGGACGAATATTCTGGGTTTATAACTATCTCAAATCCAACTAGAAAATTTGAAATTGGAGAAATTATTCAGGGAGAATCTACAGGTTCAAAATCAAAAATTTTAAAAATTTATGAAACAAAATCTATAACCAATCTTTCTTCAAAAACAAAAGTAAATAAAGGATGGAATCAAAATAGTGGATTTTTAAATGATAAGTTACAAAAACTTCAAGATAGTTTCTATTATCAAAATTTCGCATATTCAATAAAATCAAAAATTGATTATGATACGTGGAAAGATTCCGTCTTAACACTAAATCATCCTAAAGGATTTAAAGTTTTTTCTGATTATCAACTAGAATCTAGTCAATTTGTCGGCATATCCACCGCAAAACAATCTGATCTTTCAATAACATTAGATATTTTCAGCGAGTCTGATTTTAATAATTATTACTTCGATCTTTCATCGGAAACTAGTTTCCAGTTAGATTCATCATTAGTTTCTGATGAAATTATATTTAAGAACAAAACTGTACAGGATTATATACTATCATCAGGAAATTTAGTTTTACCTATTGATGACATAAGTTTTGAATTTGATAGTAGTGATAATGTATCCAAAAAAGATTTCTCTTTAAGTAGTAATAATTATCCACTATTCAAGAGAATTTTTAATGGAAGTAATGCCTCTATCATAAACACTGAAGAAGATACAATAGAAATTGAAAATCATTTCTTTGTTACTGGAGAAAAGGTATCATATTCAAATGGAACAAGTTCAAACAATAATTCTATTGGAATTGTCACTACTTATTTTGGGGTGGGAATAGGAACAACCGATAAATTACCAAATGAAGTATATGTTGTAAAAGTAAGTGACAATAAGATAAAACTTTCAAAAAGCGCGGAAGATGCATTGAATTCAAGTCCAGTAACTTTAGATTTAGTTAATGTTGGTGTGGGAACAACTCATTATTTTTCATGCTTTGATCAAAATTCTAGAGTAGTAATTTCAATAGATGGAATTATTCAGTCTCCAATTTCATTAACTAAAACTAAGACTTCATTATCTGATGCAGTCTCAATATCAACGAACTTAGTCTATGTTGCTGGAATTTCATCATTCTTTAACGGAGACTTCATAAAAATTGATAATGAGATTATGAAAATTAATTCTGTTGGTATTGGATCTACAAATTTAATTAATGTAAATAGATCTTTGTTAGGAACACAACCTGAATCACATTCTCAGGGAACAATAGTTTCTAAAGTTATAGGTAACTATAATATAGTTGAAAATAATATTAATTTTGCATCTCCACCTTTAACATTATCAGATCCTTTAGATCCATCAATATCACAAAAGTCAAAATTCCATGGAAGATGTTTTATAAAATCTGGGTATCCAGATCAGAATAAAAGCACATACAGCAATAACTACATTTTTGATGATGTATCAGATTCCTTTACAGGAATTTCTAGTGGATTTATTCTGAAGAGCAATGAAAGTGATGTAACAGGAATATCTACAGACAATATAATTTTATTAATTAACAATATACCTCAAATTCCATCACCAAATACAAATGAATCATCTTTATTGAATAATTATTATTTGGCAGAAAATTCTGGAGTAACTACAGTATTTTTTGTAGGTTCTAATAATATTCCAAATCAAACTGATATTAATACTACAAGTTTACCAATAACTGGGACCATAGTATCTGTTGGATCTAGTAGTGGTTTTGGTTATCAATCATTAGTTTCCGCAGGAGGAACTGTTGTTGTTTCAATATCAGGAACAATTTCTTCGGTTTCTATTGGAAATAGTGGTTCTGGTTATAGATCAGGGGTACAAAATCCAGTTAGAGTTGGTGTTATAACCTCCAATAATAAGACAACTTACATTGGAATTGCCTCTATAAGTCAAGGAAATGTTGTTGGAGTATCCATAACTAATCCAGGAATCGGTTATTCATCATTAAATCCACCAATTTTAGTAATTGATGATCCACTTCCATACTCAAACATACCTCTCATATATTCATCTTCATCTTCTGGAGTGGGAACTGGAGCAAAAGTTGATATTATTGTCGGAAATGGGTCTAGTGTAATAAACTTTGAATTTAAGAATTTTGGATATAATTATAAAAAAGGTGATATTTTAACAATTCCTATTGGAGGTTCAGTAGGAATTCCTACAGATACAACAAAGCAGTTAAATGATTTCAATATTATTGTAGAAGAAGTTAAATCTGATAAATTCTCTGGGTGGTTTATTGGGGCACTTAAAGTATTTGATGATATAAGTGGTCTTTTTAATGGAATTACAAGAAGATTTCCATTGACGATCAATAATCAAAGGTTTTCTCTAGTATCAGAAAAAGGTTCTAAAATAAATCTTCAGAATAATTTACTAGTGTTTATAAATGATGTTTTACAAATTCCTGGAGAATCTTATAATTTCACAAGAGGTGATAGGATAATATTTAATGAAGCTCCAAAAGGAAAATCTTCAGATAATGTAGTTTCTGGAGATAAGTGTAAAATACTATTTTATATGGGAAATATTAATTATGATACCGAGACAGTTGATATTGTAGAAAGTATTAAACTGGGAGACGAACTACAACTCTCATATGATATTTTTTCTCAACAACCACAGAGTTTAAATCAAGATAAAAGAACTATAACATCATTGTATATAAACTCTGCAGAAACAGAATTATACTTTGGGTCCGGAATCTCTCAAGATCAATCATTATATCGTCCAACATTCGTAAGAAAACAAACTGAAGATAAATTAATAGACTCTTCAATTGTATCTAAGAGTAGAAAGATTTATGAACCCTCAATATATCCAAGTTCTTATATAATAAACACAGTTGGGGTAAATACTACAGTTCTTTATGTTGATAATATAAGACCATTTTTCAATTCACCCAAGGAGTCTTCTTCCGGAGATTTAAATTTCCAAAATGAAGTAACCTTATTATCTCAAGACACATTGAAATTTGCCACTGCATCTTCTACAGTATCATTAGCAGGAACAGTTACATCTATTAATATTATAGATTCTGGTAGTGGTTATACATCTTCCCCATCAATTATTTTAGAATCTCCAGTAGGACTTGGAACGACTTTTAGGGCAACTGCATCTTCATCTATAAATGAAGGAAAACTATCAAATATTACAGTAATTTCCGGAGGAACTGGTTATTCGCAATCAAATCCACCAGAAGTTTTAATTGAACCACCATCAGTTAAAAAAGAAAAATGCGAAGTAACTGGTTATTTTGGAGATCATGGAATTATTACTGGTATTGCAACGACCTCAATAGTTGGAGTTGCCAGTACCGGTCTAGTTTTTGATCTGTTTATACCAAATAATTCTTATTTAAGAGATAGTTCTATATCAGGAACTGCAACGACTGTAAGTGGAATTCAACCTGGAGATTACTTTGTCGTTTATAATTCCAAAGTCGGAAATGGAGTAACTTCGTTAGATGCATCCAACGGAATAGTTGGTATAGGAACATCTGGATTGGATAATGTCTATGTCGTAAGATCAGTATCTATAGCATCTTCTAGTGTTCCAACTGGTGGTCAATCGACAGTAGTAAAAGTTGTATCCAGTGTATCTTCTTATAATAATTTGACTGGATTAGGATTTAGTAATTTTTATGGTGAGTATAGTTGGGGAAAAATAACCCTAGCAAAAACAACATCAACAAATGCATACAATGCATATAGGAATAATGGAATTACTGGTTTAACTACAGGTGGAGTTGTTATAAGATCTGAACCATTAAGATATTTTGGTTATGTTTTATAATAAATAAATAAAACGATATAAAAAATGTCAGCAATTATAACTGATCAATTTAGAATATTAAATGCTAAAAATTTCTTGAGTTCGGTTTCATCTACACAAAATTCATATTATACATTTGTTGGGTTGCCGAATCCATCTAGTGTTCTATCTAATTGGGATGCCGATCCTCCTTCACATAAGGATAGTTTTAATGATGAAAATATTTGTTGGGAAACTATGATGTCTCTCAAGAAAATTAATAGTGATGATGTTAGGTTAGTAATACCAAAAATAACTTGGTCTTCAGGAAGGGTTTATGACTATTATAGAAATGACTATAGCATTTCAAATAGACCCAAAGTATCAGATTCTTCTACATTATATACTTCATTTTTTTATGTTTTAAATAGTGATTATCGAGTTTATATTTGCTTAGAGAACGGAACTAATCCAGAAAATGAAAATGGAAAACCATCATTAGATGAACCAAAATTTATAGATTTAGAACCAAGACCTGCAGGATCAAGTAATGATGGGTATATTTGGAAATACTTATATACAATAAAACCTTCTGATATTGTAAAATTTGAATCTACCGATTATATACCAGTTCCTTCAGATTGGGAAACCAGTTTGGAAAATGCTCCTGTTAGAAACAATGCCATAGATGGGTCAATAAAGACCGTAATCATAAAAAATAGAGGAGTATCGGTAGGTGCAGGAAATCAAATTTATAGGAATGTTCCTATAAAAGGTGATGGTACTGGTGCCGAATGCACCATCATAACCAATTCTGAGCAAAAAGTAGAATCGATAATAATAACAAACCAAGGATCAGGATATACTTTTGGTAGTGTAGATTTAGTTGCAGGTGGAATAACCACCTTTGATACTAGACCAATTTTTGATGTTATCATCTCACCTAAAGGCGGACATGGTGCTGATATTTACAGAGAACTGGGAGCATTTAATGCATTAATATACTCTAGGTTAGAAAATGATGTTCAGAACCCAGATTTTATCGTAGGAAACCAGATATCAAGGGTTGGTATAATTAATAATCCCAAAGTATCCAATGGTTCTATTTTATCTTCAGATAAAGCTAGTGCTTTATATGCACTAAAATTAACTGGTTCCTCATATAATTCAGCAGTTTTCACCCCAGACTCTTTAATAACTCAAACTATAGGAACTGGTATTACTGCTGCAGGAAAAGTTATTAGTTATGATCAAAACACAGGGGTTTTAAAATATTGGCAAGATAGATCTATTGTTGGATTTGCAACTACTGATGGATCCCAACAGACAAATCCCAGTTATGGTTTCAATTTGAACGAATTTACTAGTTCAATATTGACTGGAGGAAGTTTAGTAATTTCCGGAAATTCTGGAGGAACTTTAACTATTGATTCCGGATTTACTGGCATAGAAACAACAATAAATAATAAAAAATACTACCTAGGACAAAATTTTGTTAGTGGTGTTTCCCAACCAGAAGTTCAAAAATATTCTGGAAATATAATTTATGTAGATAATAGACCATCTATTACTAGGTCATCAAACCAAAAAGAAGATATCAAAGTCATTTTGCAGTTTTAACGAATTATGTCACAGCAAACAAATTTAAATGTATCCCCATATTTTGATGATTTTGATGCAAATAATGACTATTATAAAGTTTTGTTTAAGCCTGGTTATCCAGTACAGGCAAGAGAATTAACAACACTTCAATCTATTTTACAAAATCAAATTACTAAATTTGGGCAACACTTCTTCAAAGAAGGTGCAAAAGTAATACCAGGAAACACTTTTTATAATAATTTTTATGATTGTGTAGAACTTGAAAATGCGTATTTAGGTATCCCAGTATCGTCTTACGCAGATCAATTAATAGGATCTACAATAACTGGCGCATCCTCAGGAGTAACTGCAGTTGTAAATCAAGTTTTACTGCCTCAAAATTCAGAAAGAGGCAATTTAACATTATATATCAATTATTTAACATCTAGTTTAAATAGTTCTTCTCAAACCAAATTTGCTGATGGGGAACAACTGTCATCAAATAACATTGTTATATCACAGTTGCTTGGAACTTCAAATATACCTGTAGGAGAACCATTTGCTGTTACTATTTCTAGAAATTGCACTTCAAGGGGATCTGCATTTTCAGTTAATGACGGCGTATATTTTATTAGAGGGTCTTTTGTAAGAGTAAGTAAAGAAACATTAATACTAGATCAATATTCTTTTTCTCCAAGTTATAGAATTGGGTTTTTTGTTAATGAGCAGATTATAACATCAGATTTAGATGAAAATTTAAATGATAATTCTCAAGGATTTAGTAATTATTCTTCCCCTGGTGCTGATAGGATAAAAATAACAGTTTCTTTGTTTAAAAAGGATTTAAATGATTTTGATGATACTAATTTTATAGAATTAGCAAGGGTAAGAACTGGTGTCATTAGTTATTCTTCAGATAAGTATACTCAATATAATATTTTAGCTGATGAATTTGCAAGAAGAACCTATGATGAATCAGGAGACTATTATGTGACTCCATTTGATGTTGTTCTAAAGGAGTCTCTGAATGACAAATTGGGAAATGGTGGAGTATTTAATTTAACCGACTTAACCGATGGTGGGTCTGTTCCTTCTGACGATATTGCTTTATATCAAATTTCTCCAGGAAAAGCATATATTAGAGGTTATGAAATTGAGGTCATAAACAGTTCTCTTATTGATGTACCTAAACCAAGAACAATAAAAACATTAGAGGGTCAACCTATTACATATAATACTGGACCTACATTCAGACTCAATAGAGTTTATGGTGCCCCAAAAATTGGTGCAGGAAGTGATTATATTCTTAGCCTT